GGTGGAGCTGGCGGCGGTGGCGGTGGCGGCGGCAATCCCGGGTCACACCTAGCCATTCCGGGTAGCGGCAATAACTTTATTGTGCCTGATGACGGTGGCGGTACTTTCGTGCCTATCGTGCCAGTACCCGATAGCGGTGATTTATTTATGGGTGACGGTAACGGCACTATTGGTCGTGGCGGTGATGAAGGCATAGCCTCTATCACTATCAATATCGGTGGNTCAGTTGTAACCGAGAATGACATTGTGGCTAGCGTCACAAATGCAATCTACAACCGTCAAAAGTCCGGTCAGACTATCAACTACAGTACGGCTATATGAGTCTGCTCGTTTATTTAGATCAGACCGCAGGCTTAGGTTACAACGAAGCAACTGCGGTAGATATAACCTCTAGCGTAGTCGCAGTCAGCACTCGCAGGGGTCGTAACAGGCTTCTCAATGCTTATGAAGCAGGGTCAGCCGTTATCACCATTCGTGACGATAATGGCGATTTCAATCCTGCTAACACCTCATCGCCTTACTATCCGCTAGTGCCAATGAATAAAATGCGCATCGCTTTATTCAATAACACTACTGGAATCTTTACCGGTTACATTACTAATTTCAAAGTGGAGTTCGCTCGCGGTGTAGATGACTATAACAAGGTGGTCATCACGCTTGTAGACCTTATGCGTGTCCTGAATCAGACTCAGATTACGACAGTCACAGGGGCAGGCAGCACACAGTCCACAGGCACACGAATTGGCAAGTTACTAGACGTTATTTCCTACCCTACAGGCATTGAGTACCGGCAACTTGATACAGGCGATTTTACGTGCCAAGCAGACCCTGGCACCTCACGCAACCTACTAGATGCCATTAGAACGGTGCAGGACACCGAAAACGGCGGGTTTTATGTCAATGGTAATGGAGTTGCCTATTTCAAGTCACAAAACGCTCTAGCGACCGCAGGAGCCTTTTCTGCCGCTACTCCATACTGGGGTGATACAGACATCACGGCAGGTATTATCACGGTGGCTATTGGCTTCTCAGATGCCAAAGTCAGTTTTGATGATGATCTTATCTTCAATAACATCACGGTGACGCGCTCAGGCGGTACAGCTCAGAACGTAACCGATGCAGCGTCCATAACGGCTTACAGCACTCGTAATGCCACACGCTCAGGCACTTTGAACGTGTCGGACGCAGACACGCTCTATATCGCTAAGAATCTGCTCAACACCCTGCGTGACTCTGAAATCCGAATAGACCAACTGTTATTCGCCTATCACGGCAAAGCTACTAGCGCACAGTCAAACCTCAGAAATGCTGACCTTTACTCAGCTCGCGAGGTGCGTAAGATTATGGCTGACGGTTCCGTCATTACGCGTATCTATATGATTTCAGGCATTGAGTGGGATATAACCCGAGATAGTTACTTTGTGCGGTTCTTGATCCAAGAGCCTTTGGTTAGATTATTCGTCCTCAATAGTCCTACGCTTGGCGTTTTAGACTATAATGGGCTAGGAGCATAAGGAGAAGAAATGGCATTTCCGTCTAAAATCAACTACGCAAGCGGTGACATTCTCACGGCTGCACAGATGAATGACATCGGGTCTGAAATCAATGCTCTCAATGGTGCGGTGGGTAAGAACAAAATCATCAATGGTGATTTCAATATCAATCAAAGAAACTTTACAAGTTTGACCACTAACTTCGCTTTTGGATTTGATAGGTGGTTTATCATTGCGGTAGGTGGCACTACTACATACACACCACAGACTTTTACTTTGGGAGCTGCACCCGTCGCGGGCTACGAAGGAAAAACATTTGCAAGAGTAGTGACGACGGGCCAATCCGCCGCAGCCGATATATCTTGTCTACGACAACACATTGAAAGTGTAAGAACTCTTGCAGGTCAAACTATCACAGTCTCTTTTTGGGCAAAAGCTGGTTCAGGTACTCCCAAAATTGCTTTAGAACTAGCGCAAATCTTTGGAACTGGTGGAAGCACAACAGTAGATAATTATTTTGGACAGGTGACACTTTCAACCTCTTGGCAGAGATTTTCTTTGACTGGCACTTTACCCTCCATAAGTGGAAAAACAATAGGAACGCTAAACGATGATTTCGTTCGGTTCAATTTTTTTATTTCTGCTGGTTCTAATTTCAATGCCCGTTCAGGCTCACTTGGTATTCAATCAAATACTTTTGATTTCTGGGGTGTTCAAGTCGAGGCAGGAAGCCTTGCAACCGCCTTCCAAACAGCCACCGGCACACTCCAAGGGGAGTTGGCGGCTTGCGAACGATATTTTCAAATCGTAACAGGTCAGGTTGCCACAGGCTTTAGCACGACTGTAATTGGCACAAGCATAAACTTTAGAACACAAATGCGAGCAGCTCCAACAGTTGCGTTATCGGCTGCGATGGCAATTCGAGATAGTGGCGCAGATTACACACAAAGTGCTGCTAACGTTTCTATTGTGTCGAGTCGAGCCAATGAGCGGGGTATTCAAATAGAAATGGGTAATTTTACAGGAATCACGGCAAACAGACCTTATGTTACAAATATAACTGGATCTCAGATTCAGTTTAGTTCGGAGCTATAGAATGGCAAAATACGAGGAAACTGAGCATTGTGTATTTTATACTGATGCCGATGGCAAAACTTGGTCTATCCCTAAACTCGAAGAAAACTCAGACTATCAACGCTATCTGCGCTGGCTAGAAAATCCAGACGCAGATGAGGCACAATCTTTATAGAGTATGCCGAAACTATGCAGAGCAGGACAACAGTTACGCGAACAAATCGATGACGCGTTCCCCGATAGAGATAGAGCTAGTGATGGCTGGCTCGGTGATTCAAAACATGCGGCGCGTAAGTCCGATCACAACCCTACTGCTGACGGCATTGTACGTGCCCTCGACATTGACGCTGACCTTAGATCCCACAAATCCGAAGCGTTCGACCTTGCTGATCAGCTTCGACTACTTGCCAGATCTGATAAGCGAATTAGCTATATTATCTTTGCAGGCAAAATCGCATCCTACCGACGCAATTACAAGTGGCGAAAATACACAGGAATAAACCCACACAACACACACATCCACGTTAGTTTTACTGCTAAGGGCGATAGTGATAGCAGCATGTTCAGAATCCCCTTATTGACAGGAGAGCCCATAAATGGAGCAACTAAAGGCAATCGGCGCAAGCTGGTCAAGATCCTTCCTAGCAGCCGGAATCGCAACCTACCTAGCGGTGGGCTGGGATGCACCTGCAATCCTGAATGCTGCGCTAGTCGCAAGCCTTCCAGTGATTCTGCGTTATCTCAATCCTAACGATACGGCTTTCGGCAGACGATGAATCCGACAGAATGGGCTGCATTTGTTTTGGCGTGTCTTAGCATAGCTGGGCTACTTATCGGTGGATTGCGGTACATTATCCGTCATGAAGTACCAGCGATGCTACAAGCCTCTGACATTGTTGCACGTATTGACAAACTTGAGTCGATGGTATTGGAGCTGCTAACCAATGAGCGCAAGAAAACTATCAAAAAGAGAACTCGATAGTAAACGCCGCGCTAAAGCGGCTAGTGCTAAACGAGATAAGCGTGAACCTCTCACACCGCTAGACGTGTGGGCTATTGAGGTGCATGAGGCTTACCTTGCGCTCAAGCGTCAAGGGTTCAATCATGAAGATGCTATGGATTACGTAACAAGTACCTTCCATAGACCTTCCATGCCTGATTGGAGCCCGGTCAATCCCGACCACGCTTACGAGGATGAGGAAGAAGAAGATTAAGCGAATCGTTGTAATCAGCGACCTTCAAGTACCCTTTCATGACAAACGAGCCGTCCGAAATATCTCAGCCTTCATCCGCAAATACAAGCCTGATGACGTTCTATGCGTGGGCGATGAAATCGACTTTCAAACAATTAGCAGGTGGTCATCCGGTAGAGATGAGTGGTCTGGAACCATTGGTCGAGATCGTGACACAGCTCAGACCGTCTTATACGAATTGGGCATCACACATATCGTCAGATCCAACCACACCGACAGACTCTATAACTCCCTAAGCAAGAGGCTACCCGGCCTTATTGGGCTACCTGAGCTGCAGTATGAAAACTTTATGAACTTCGATGCTCTAGGCATCAAGTTTCACCGCAAGCCCTACCAATTCCATGACAACTGGGTTATGGTGCATGGCGATGAGCAAGCCACTAAGCCACATGGGGGTTTAACGGCCCTAGAAGCCGCTAAGAGGCATGGTAAGAACGTGGTGTGTGGACATACTCATAGGCAGGGGTTATCGTCCTTTACAACGGCCTCTGGAGGCGTTTTAACAGGTACTCTGACAGGCTTTGAGGTTGGTCATTTGATGGACGTAAGCCAAGCCTATTACACACGTGGGACTATGAATTGGCAGGCAGGCTTCGGCATTATCTATGTAGACCGCAAGCGTGTGTCACCTGTAGCTATACCGATAGAGCGCGATGGCTCCTTTATTGTCGAGGGCAAGCGTTTCGGCTAGGCCGTTATCAAACCGTTATACAACACGCCGGGGAATCAATCCCGGCTATCTGTGTTTTGCCCTACCTTTGGCTTAACGAAAGGGGCGATATGAAACACAACCTAACGCCTGATCAGATAGTTTACGTATGCTTTGGGCTGCTAATTGTCAGCTCATTAGTGTACGTACAGATTCAAAACCTCAAGGAAAAATACTATAAGAAGGGCTACGCACATGGATGGAATAGGGCAAAAGGATTATTCAGCCAAAGGAATACTCGATGAGGCTAAAGACATACTCGATGAGCGAGGACTTGACTACGGACACCCGGCGGTCAATATCAAGCGAATCGCTGAGTTATGGTCTAGCTATTTCGGCAGGGAAATTGACCCGTTGGACGTGTGTATCTGCATGGCATTGGTCAAGATCTCGCGAATCGTGGAAACTCCAAAAAGGGATAGTTTTGTGGATCTCGTCTCCTATGCTGCGCTTGCCGGGGAAATGGCAATCGGAACGGACTGGGCTGATTATGGCAAAGATTACGCAGAGTAAGCGCGGAATCTGGTGCGATTATCACAAAGTCAGGTTTGGGGCTAATCATCCGCTAGGTCAAGAGCAGGCGGTCTGGACTATTACCTCATTTGTCCACGGAAAAGTCATAGAGAGGCACTACTGTTTTGCCTGCGCCAAAGAAGCCCAAACGTGGCACGATGGCACAATTTGGAGCTTTAAGGAGCAACTTGACTACAAAGAAGGGAAACAACAGCTAGATGTTTAACTTAAACGATTACGAGGACGTGGATACGCGCATTCACAAGTTCTATGAAACCTATCCTGATGGCGCGATTCTGACGGAGTTAGTGGGCAACGATGAAGAAAAAGGAATTGTTGTATTTAAGGCGGTGGCTTACCGTACCCATGTCGATACTCAGCCTTCCTCTATTGGCTATGCGCGTGGTTCTCGCAAAGATCGCGGTGTTGATCGCGATTTCTGGTTTGAGAATTGCGAAACGTCTAGCATTGGAAGATGTTTGGCAAATCTCGGACTTAGTGCTAAGGGAAAGCGAGCTAGCAGCTTGGAAATGGCTAAGGTTGCGGACGCTCAAGCAGCTCCAAAACCGATACGCGTACGCACCGAAGAACAAGCGGCTTTCCTAAAGCAAAACAACCCGGATAACGAGATTGTTTGGGATACCACGATAGAGCCACCGGCAGATGTTGTCAGCGCATTTGATAACGCCGTGGACTTAATCAAGACAGAGCTCAAGGCTGAACCTGTACCTACGTGTGCGCACGGTGTACGCACAATCAGAGAAGGCTCAGGGGCTAAGGGAGCCTATAAGGGCTACATGTGTCCACTACCGTACAAGCGCAAGGCTGAGCATTGTGCGCCTATCTGGATGGTCTTAGATCCTAGTGGACGCTGGAGTTTTAGGCCTGAAGATGAAGGGCGGATAACAGGATGAATTGCGGATTCTGTGCAGGATGCAAGCGCATGGCCTACTTTCCAGTAGATATTTATTGTGGACTCTGTGAAGAAAAATATGAGAAGGAAAATGGCAAGTCAGAGTAGAAAACACAGAGGCTACGCAACTCAGCGCATAGTAGCTGAATACCTGCGCGAACAGGGTTGGGAGCATGCGCTACCAGTAGGTGCAGGCCGTGATGGCTCAGACATTACTGGCATTAGTGGGCTTGACATTGAGATAAAAGCTCGCACTAAACTAGACCTTGCTGGACTTATGCGCCAGCTTCATGATCGCAAGACTAAAGGGATGGGCGTAGGTGTTCTGCGCCTAAACGGACAGGGTGAGAAGTCAGTAGATCAATTCGTTGCTGTGCTCACCTTGTCTGATTTAGTTTACTTGCTTAAAGCTAGTGGCTACTGAGCCCACACAAATCCACCGCTGCATTGGTTGTGGCCTGTGGATATACGGCAACAGAGAAAGGTGTGAATCATGCCAAGATTTGATTACGAATGCCGCCAATGCGACACAACGAGCGAAATCACAATACCGCTAGAAAAGGTGGACGATTACGCATTAGTTTGTGGTCAATGCAAGAGCGAGATGTTTAAGATCTATGTGGCTACACCGGCACATTTCAAGGGCAAAGGATGGGGTAAAGATTAATGCTTATCTTTGATTTCTTTGCTGGTACTGGATCAGCTACACAGGCATTTGAGGACAATGGCCATACTGTAATTAAAATAGAGCTAGATGAGCAATTTGAAGCTCATGAGCGTGATGTATTGGCTACGTCTGCCAAGTATTTGCTAGAGAAGTATGGCAAACCTCACTTCATATGGGCTAGTCCACCATGCACAAGCTTTAGCGTGGCTAGTATAGGCAAGCATTGGAACAAAGACGGAACGCCTAAAACTGATGCGGCTAGGCAAGGCTTAGAGCTTGTCGATTACACGCGGAAGCTGATTGAGGATATTGCGCCTAATTATGGATGGATAATAGAAAACCCTAGAGGGATGCTCAGAAAACTACGCCTACAAGATGTGCCACGCCGTACTGTGACTTATTGTCAGTATGGTGATACACGTATGAAGCCCACCGATTTATGGGGTTATGTAAGTCAATGGCAACCGAAGCCACCATGCAAAAATGGTGACTTGTGTCACATATCAGCACCAAGAGGATCACGGACAGGTACACAAGGGCTTAAAGGAGCAAAAGTTCGTTCAATGATTCCATATGATTTAGGTCACAGTATTATGAAAGCGATGGCTATTTATGCGTAACTGTGTGACGTACGCCCTTGACAGCCATGATATGCTGCCACGGCTGGCGAGCCTGAAAGACAGCTCGCTTCGCCGTCCAGCATTAGCGAGAGCTATGTTTATTGCAGGAATAGCAATCGCATTATGTCTTACAGGTAATGCAAAAGCATATTCCCAAAAGCCACTTAACGTTATGAATATCAAACTACACGCTTACAACAAATTAAGCTGGGAACAGTTCCAATGCTATAACTGGCTTATTCATCACGAGAGTAGATGGTCACATACTGCNCGTAATGGATCACATTATGGTCTAGGTCAGATGCGTAGTGCGTGGTATGGGACACTTAGTCCTAAGAAGCAGATAGATGCA